CATGCGGCCAGTCTTATTTTTGTTGAAGTCTCAACGGCGGCAAAAAGTATATTGAACCCAGTCGCAACAGTAGGGTTTACAGTAACTGATACTTCATAATATCCATCACCAATATCAACTATATTGGCTGTTGTTGTCGTATCCGCTGTTACCGTTCCGTTAATTAAATCAAAGTTTGCGTAAGGGTTGCCGGAAACATCGCTACTACCAAAAGTTATTTGTAAATACTGAGCATCTTCAAATGCTTTTACCTTTGCCTTTATTGTGTGAGCAGACCCTATTGTTGTGGTAATGGTCTGATTGATGTGACCGCAATAAAAGTAATGAGGATTGTTTGTCTGGTCTGCTGTAAAAACACTGCTAGTCACAGAAGAATTTACTGCATACCAGCCATCGCCAGTCAAATCCTCAGAATACGGCAACAAATTATGCGGTCGCCACTTAATCAGACCATCAGAGTCTGTCATGGTCGCGTTGGTAGTGGCTGTATGGGTAATCAAATTTGTCAGCGATGTGCTGCCACCGGACTTGCGGTAGTATTCTTGATCAAAGTCTGCGACTAAAGGTGCCCGTACCCCAAGAACGGAGTAATCGTCGGCATCACTTTTTTTACTCCAGAGTTTATTTACACCTAAACTTAACACAACCTACACCATTTCAGTAACGTAAGCGATGCCACTAGGCCCTGAAGTAATAAAAGAAATAGTATCCCCCGCATATACATGAATATATTCAAGACAGTCCGAAGGTAAATAAGCGTCTGAGGTAGTTGCCGTGGCGTTTACTTTATAATGTGCGGGAACGGTGGTTACTAATCTAGCAACACGACCATTAACAATAACGGCTGGTGTGGAAGCAGAACCGGAAATAACAGGAGAGTAAGTTACAGTAGGACTTAATACTTGAATTGGTTTAGCGTTTTCGTCTATAGCTAGTCTTGACATGATGTTTTCCTATGAAAATAGAAGGGCGTAAAGCCTGAAAAAACTGGGGGCCATTGCTGACCCCCGTTACTTAAAGGTTATTAACCGTTAACTGCCAAGACAAAGCCAGCTTCAGGTCGTACAACCTTAGTACCGTACAGCATATCCGCAGTGTACAGAGTACCAAGGAATTCCTGCTTGTACTGAGTCTGTGAACGAACACCCATTTGTTCCGCAAGGACTGAAGCGTCCTTATGGATCAATTGAGCACCACGTATAGCATTACCTGCTGTGTTTTCAGCGGCAGTTTCCAGTACAGGGCAGTTGCTCGTTACAAAGATATCAACACCGTACAGGTTACCCAAACGACCGTTGACTACAGCTCGTCCGTCTACAAAGTCAGTAGAAACATAACGATCAATACCCATGATTGCATTACGCAATGAAGGGGGAACAACAAAAGAACGATTGTCCATAGGTACGTCTGCATCGTCCATCAGTTGGATAAGGTTACGGAAGCAAGCGTCAGTAAATACGTCAGCAACCGCTACGGTATCGAGGGCATAAGCCGTCAAACCGGTGCTTGCGTCACAGAAGTAAGTGTTGGAAGTTACCCAGCTAGCGCCAGTACCGTTACCAAAGGATTTACCCAAAGAAAACAAGTCGTCGTCTACTTGCTTTGCCAAACCATAACCAGCGTCACTGGTATAGAACTGACGTAAAGAAGACAGTGCTTGAGTTTCGGTAATATCTTCGATAATCCGTGAATACTCGTAGTGCTTGTTAATTGTAACAATAACTTCACTTTCAATTGCATTCTGTACGGTTACTGCTTGGTTTTCTAACTTAGCACTTGCTACGCCACGGGTAGGCGCTGGGATGTGAATAGTATCGCCTTTTTTACCCTTCATCGACATTTTCTTGATGAGGGGAGCCAAGACTAGGTTCTTTTGATACGCAGCAATAATCTCGTCACTCCAGATTTCCGGAATAAACGTAGCTGCGCTAGTGTTGTCTACAAACCCGCCAGTTGCGGGAAAAGTTGAAGTAGCCATAATATAATTCTCTCAATAATAGATTAGGATTTTACCCTATTCTCAGCGTATGCTTTCATGATTTCATCGGAAAGCGCAGCGTAGCGATCAGGGTCGTCTTTCATAAGTTTAATAATGTCTGCTCGCCTATAGATTTTTCTGGAGACTGTTTCCGTACTACCCGTGGCATTGCCCGTGGAGGCTTGTTTAACAGCTTTACTCCTAGTTTGTTTTTCTGAGTTTACAGTCTGATTAACAATTCCTTGGCGTTCTTTCCACGCAGTAAAAAGCTCGTCGGCGGCATCGTAATCGTACTGTTTATCGGCCTGAACAAACAACTGAGTCCTGATCTTGGACGCTTGTATCCATTCTGCAAAAGCACCGGTAGATAGGATTTGATTCATATCGGGGTGTTTTTGTTGTAAAGCCTGTAGAGCGTTTTGTTTTTTTAGTTGTGTGTTAAACTGCTCTGCTTGCCTTACTTTAGGATGGTTATCAATTGCCCTTTGTACTGCTTTTTCAGGGTCAGAAAAGAAATCTATTTCGTCTTCAGGATTTTCTTGCTTTTGTTGATTAGAAGCTTGTGCGGATGAGAGTTGTGTTTGAATGTACTGATCTACAACTTTCCGCAAGTCCCCCACTTCTGCACTTTGTCTGCCTAATAGTTTTTCGGCTTCTTGGTGCATCCTGACAATTTCCTGTACCGATTTACCTGCGTACTTGTCCGGGACTGCGTCTTGGTGGTCTTGATGAGTATCCCCGTCTGCTTGGGAGGGGTCATCAAAATCTAATTCAGTTTGTTGTGAATCTTCATTTAAACGTTCATCGTCTACAAATGTAGCTGCCATCATTAAACTCCGTACCGTATCGTATTATGGAGAAAGTATTATAAAAAAAAGAACCCTTATTAAGAGTTTGTCTTTCTTTCGTGTTTTATTTGTTTTTCTCTGTTCTTGGCCCACTTTATTGTTGCCCCCGGAAAATCACCGGAAATAGCATCAAGCTTAGACCTAACTGGAGAAACAATTCTATTTGCTTGTTTGTTGCATAAACCACAAGGATGTTCGGTTACGTCAGAAGACACTAAAGCCTCCGTAACGTGATTGTCTGAACATTGAAAATCAAACAAAAGTCGCATTATTTTGCTTCTTCTTCTGCTATTATTTCGTTTTCTTCTTGTTGTTGTCGTAGAGCTTCTAATTGATTCTCTAAGTGTAGAATATTAGCTATGACAGTAAGTTGTCCTTTCCTGTGGAAAAGTTCATCCCTGTCTTTTACTGTTTCTACGGAATTGATATGGTTAGCGTTGTTGGTTAAATCTTTTACTAAGTAGTTCCAACCTTCAGAAACAAATAAATCTTTCATTGAGTTGTAGTACTTTTCAAATTCCAATGCTTCTTCGTTCACCTGTTTCTCCCAAAATGGACAGTTAATTAAGTAAGTTACCTTACAGGTATATTATACCATATTTTAAGAAATAAATCAAGTCTTTTTATTATTATTTTTACTTGTATTGTTTTCTTTTAATAAAGCCAGTTCACTCCTAAGTTCTTCTAAGTCTTTATTAAGCCTATCGAATGCTTTGTTTATCTGTATGATAGCTTCTGAAAATTCTCTGCTATTTACCATGTGTTTATTGCCTTAGTTGTTATTGAACCTGTTCCATTGGGGGTGCCGCTGGTTGAGGGGTTGGGGTTACATCTTTACGTTGTTGTAAAAATACTGATTGTTGTTTAACTTGTAAGTCTTTTTGTTTTAGTTTAAGGTCTGCAATCTTTAACCTACGTTCAAATTCCTTGTCGTCCTTGGTTCCTGCCTGTAGGTTAGTGGTAACGGCCTTCATTTTCTGTATTTCAAGCTCCTGTGGTATAGCAGCCGCCTCAGCCTTAATCTTCTCTGCCCGAGCCATAGACTCTGCGGCCTGACCCTTAAGAGCATCTGTTTGTGACTGCTGGAAGTCTATTTGGGCTTGTTGTGCAGCCTGTGCAGCCTGTTGAGCTTCAGGGGTAGGCTGTGCGGCTTGTTGTAGGGTTTTAATTAGTTCTTCCCTATTGGATATATTCATGTTGTTAATAATGGCTTCAATCAAAGCAGGATAAGCAGGGGAGTCAGGGGACATGGTCTGCATTAACTGAACTAACTGAGTAACCTCGTATTCTCTAGCCATAATGCCTAAAGTAGACGTAGCTGTGAACTTATAGTCAGTTGCTTTGTAGGAATCAGGATCAAACTGCATGTACCGATAAGCAGCCTTTTCAACAAACGGAATAAGGAACGCTTCCTGAAAGTTAATCAGGGTTCTCTTATGTCGTTTGATAATGGCACCCAGCGACATGCTAATACCTGCTGCTGTGGCTTCCCCACTAATCTGACCACCTACACCGGTAGAGTCAACGGCACCCGTAGAGGTCTGTACCATGCGCT